CTTGGTACGCCGTACCATCATCACGCGATGGTTAAGGGCGCGGGAGTGGATTGCGCCATGATTCTGGTCGCCGTCTATGGGGCGGTCGGACTGGTTCCCGAAGGGTTCGACCCGCGCCCTTACCCTCAAGATTGGCATTTGCACCGCGATTCCGAGCGTTATTTAGGGTTCATCACGCAATTTTGCCGTGAGACGGAATCGCCGCAGGCGGGCGATATTGCAGTATGGCGTTTCGGGCGGTCGTTTTCGCACGGAGGCATATTGGCAGGCGACGGCAAGATTATTCACAGCTACATCGGGCGCGGCGTGGTGTTGGACGACATCAACCAAGCCGAACTTATCGGGCGCGAGGTGCGGTTTTTTACATTTTCATTTTGATTTTGCGGCTGCCGGAAAGGACAGGCTTTACGCGGGGGCGAAGGATAAGGAAATGCTCTGCCCAAGTTCGGCATTGATGTTTACGAGCGCATCCAATGAAAATTTGTCGATTTTCCCGTTCAGCAGGTCGTTGATGCGCGGCTGGGTCAGGCCGCAGAGCATCGCGGCCTGTTTTTGCGTCCAACCGTTTTCGCGGACGGTATCGGCGATGTGCATCATCAGGTCGGCTCGTAACCGCATATTGGCAGCTTCGGCGGGCGTGTCGCACAGTGCGTCAAATACGGAGGCGAAGGTTTGGCTTTCCATTATTTCTTTTCCTGAATTAATTTGTTGTAACGTTTTTTCGCCAATTCCAAATCGGCGGGCGCAGTTTTTTGGCTTTTCTTTTGGAAGGCGTGCAGTACATAGACGGCATCGGCAATTTTGGCTGTATAGATGACGCGGTATGCGCCGCCTTCTTCCCTCAGGCGGATTTCCATCACTCCGCTGCCGATGGTGTTCATGGGTTTGAAATCGACCGGCATTCCGCCGCATTGGATGCGGTGAAGTTGATAACCTGCCGCTTGTTTGGCGTTTTCGGGGAATTGCCGCAGGCAATCCAATGAATCGCCTAAAAAATTTAATGGTTTCATATTTTATATCTGTTTTGATATAAGTAAATTATATCAATTTTGATAATTTTTGCAAGTGTTTTGAGGTGGTTTTATGGGTGGTAAATCGTCAACTATTACATCAGCAGAAGAGCGGATTTTATCGTTACAGGTTCAACAGTCATCACAAGGGCTGACCCTGCCGGTCATCTACGGCAGGACGCGTGTAGCCGGTAATTTGGTGTGGTACGGCGATTTCGTTACCATCGAACATAAGACCACGACACGGCAGGGCGGCAAGGGCGGGGGAGGTGTAACACAGGAAGACATTAAATACACCTACGAAGCCGCCGTTATGCTTGCTTTGTGCGAGGGTGAAATTCAGGGCGTGGGGCGGATATGGCGCGAAAAGGAGAAATTCGATTCGCTGGCACAGTTGCGCCTGACGCTTATGCGCGGCGGCGATGAGCAACCGTTGTGGACGCACCTTCAACAGGCGAAGCACCAAGACCAAGCCTTGAATTATTCAGGCACGGCTTATTTGTGCAGCCCGAACTACGAACTGACGAAATCGGCGCAGATATATCAGCACAATTTCGAGGTCATCGGGAAATTGGGCTATTCTGGCAATATTCCCGATGCAAACCCGCGCGAAATCGTATTGGATTTGCTGACGAACCAACGCTACGGCTGCGGTTTCCCGTCCCAAAACATCGGCGATACCGACCAATACAGCAATTATTGCCGCGCCGTCGGTATTTTCCTAAGCCCTGCCTACACGGAACAGGGGGAGGCGCAACGGAATATTTCCGAACTGCTCGAACAGACCAACAGCGCGGCGGTATTTTCGCAAGGCCGTCTGAAAATCATCCCCTACGGAGACGGCAGCTATTCGGGGAACGGTGCGGTGTATGTTGCCGACAACAAAGCCGTCTACGACCTGACCGATGACGATTTTATCGTTTCGGGCGCACAAGACCCTGTAAAGGTCGAGCGCAAAACCAATGCTGATGCGTTTAATCAGATTCAGGTCGAGTACCTTGACAGGAACAACGATTACAACGTTGCCATCGCCGAAGTTAAAGACCAGGCGAATATCGAGCAGTACGGATTGCGCCCGAAAGACGCGATCAAAATGCACGGCATTTGCGATGCGAAGGTGGCACAAAAAGTGGCGCAACAACTGCTGCAACGCGCCCTGTACGTCCGCAACGAATATGAGTTTAAGCTGGGTTGGAAATATTGCCTGCTTGAACCGATGGATATCGTAACGCTGACAGATGCAGGACTGGGGCTGAATAAAACCCCCGTCCGTATCACGGAGATTGAAGAGGACGAAGAAGGGGTTTTGTCTGTCAAGGCTGAAGACTACCCAGTCGGTGTTTATACCGTGTCTGAATATCCGACTCAGCCGTCTTTGGGTTATTCGGCTGACTACAACGTTTCGCCGGGCAACGCCCATGTGCCTGTAATTTTCGAAGCACCGTTGCAACTGACGGGCGGCGAACCGCAAATCTGGCTGGCAACCGCCGGAGGCGATATGTGGGGCGGTGCTGAAGTGTGGGTGTCAACGGATGGCGACAGCTACACCCGTGTCGGCGCGGTCAACCATAAGGCGCGTTTCGGCTCGTTGACTGCCGCTTTGCCTAATGGCGCGGTTTTTGACCGGACAAATACATTAGGCGTGGAAATTTCAGCGGGGCAGCTGACGGGCGGTACGGAGCAGGACAGCCGCGATTTGCTGACGCTGTGCTACGTTGACGGCGAATTTCTGGCATACGCCAATGCCGAACTGAAAGGCGTAGGTCGTTACACATTGGGCAATCTGACACGCGGCGCGTATGGCTCGACCATTAATGCACACGCGGCAGGCAGCCAGTTTGCGCGTATTGATGAGGCATTGTTCAAATACGCCGTGCCGCGTAACTGGATGGGTCGGACGGTTTGGGTCAAACTGGTTTCGTACAACGTTTTCAGCGGCGGTATTCAAGATTTGGCAGAAGTGCCGGCGTATTCCTACACCATCAAAGGTGCGCCGCTTGGACAGATTCAAAACCTGCGCCTGACATCATCTTGGGCATACGGCAAAGAAGCCGTCATTGCTTGGGATAAATTGGACGGCGCGGATACCTACGACGTGGAAATATACGCAGGTAACAGCCAACGCCGTTTACGTGCAGTTGATGGCATCGTTGACAACAGCTACACCTACACTCAGGCGGATATGAGAGCCGACGGCGGTCAGGTGCGCGATATTGTCTTCAAGGTTCGCGGTCGTGCCGTTACCGGCAAAACGGGCAACTGGGCGCAAATCGCGGCGCAAAATCCACAACTGCAAGCATTGCAAGGGATTGAGATTGACAGCGGTTTGCGTCAGGCGTTTTTCAAATGCGCCATGCCGTCTGAAGAGGATTTCGCAGGCATTGTTATTTGGGTGTCTGAAAATCAGGCTGTCCCAACAACAGACGTGAATAAAGTTTACGATGGCGCGGAAACATTTGTTTCGATCACGAAATGCAACGGAAAGGATTTGCAGCAGGGTAAGACCTATTATTTACGCGCCGCCGGTTATGACAGCTTTGGCAAAGACGGTATGCACGTCAGCAACAGCATTGCGTTTACCGTTACTGATGTATCAGTCACAGATTTAGCTGAAAGCAATCTGAACAAGGCTTTGCGCGATAAAATCAACCTGATTGACGGCAACGGTACAGGCAGCGTTAATGAACGCATCAAAAATGCGAAGGAGGACAGTAAAAGAGAAATACAGACCCTTTCTTCTAGGCTCGACGCGTTTGAAGTAGGGGGAAGAAACTACGCTCTTTCTACCGGTAACGAAGCAAAAGTGTTGACAGTGAGCGGGAATAATCAGACTAAAAACGTCACAATCGACGTTTCGTCTGCTTTGGAACTGAAGCAAGGCGACAGCCTGATTATCTCGTGCGACATCGAGCTGACAAACGCCACTTCTCCATACGGCAAACCATACCCGCGAATCGGTGCGGAATTTTCCGTAACCTATGCCGATAACTCGATTGGGTATTTTGCCGCTTGGTACGATGAAGCAATCAGCGGTACGACCAAAACGCTGAAACAACGTCTTGTTGCCAGACACACGGTTGCCAAAGAGGTCAAAGCTCTACGCAACATCATCGTTCAGGCGCGGTATCAGACATCAGAATCCATCAAGGTTTCAAATGTGAAACTGGAACGCGGAACGGTAGCGACCGACTGGACACCGGCACCTGAAGACAATGACGGTTTGCAGGAAGTTCGTGGCACGGTTCAGGTGGTTCAAAGCACACTGGCCAAAGCAACCGGCGACATCAAATCGCTTGGCGAACGGATTACAACAGCCCAGTCAACGGCTGACGGAAATAAAGCGACGGTGCAAGCCCATGCACGCAGTATCAACGGCTTGGAGGCGCAATACACGGTCAAGGTTGACGTTAACGGCAGGGGGGGGGGGGGCGGGGGTGGGGGGACCGCGGC